TCTGGACTTAGCGGTTACGGTGACCTTCTCGATCGAGAATGCCATCTCGTTGAATGCACCTGCGCCGTCGCCAAGATCCTCAGCGTCGTCGGTACGCATACCCTGACCTACGTTGTAGGTGAGTGCATCGCCAGTTTGAGGTGCGGTTGGGTCGAGTGCGCCAGGGTTAGAACCACGCTGAGCGGTGGTACCCATACCAACGTTACCAGCGGTGAATCCGTTGGTTCTGTCGAGGGCAGCATTCTGACCAGAGAATGCGGTATCTGCTTCGTCGAACAGTGCTTCGGTGCCGCTCTGTCCAGTGTAGCGGGAACGCATTGCGAAGATGAGTCCAGTAGGACCACTCATTGGTTGAACGCCTGCGAGGTCATAAGCGACCAGGTTAGGCATTGCGCGTCTGATCAAGGAGATCAGAACTGGGTCGAAACCTGCAACGGTTTGGTCACCGCTGGAGGTGTAACCACCATTACCAACAGAGTTGGTTGGTGCTTCGGAGAGGAATGCTCTCTCTTCCTTAAGTGTTTGTTCTTGGTTCTCCAGGAGTACTGCGGTAACAGCTCTACGGTGGGAATCCGCGATTGGATCCATTCCCTCATAATCGAGAACGGGTGCCCACTTCTCCTGCAGAGCCTCAGTGTTAGGCATTTGCATTTGAATTTAAACCTCTAAAAAGTTAGTTTGAACTATAATTTAAAAATCACTTCTTAGCAGCTCTAGAGAGAGTCTGCAGATAGGCTTGCATCATTGGGGATACTTCTTCCGAAATAACCTCATCGGTAGAAACCTCTTCTGAAAGATTCTCAGAGGTGCTTGGAGTTCCGACGTTTTCTGGGAAATAAGAATTTCTCAGGGTGGTCAGTTTCTCACGATAGTCTGTCTCACTTTCAAACTCAACATTTTCAGCGAGAGTAGCGAGTTTTTCCTTTTGAGTGTCTGCAAGACCCTCAACTACAGAAGCAAAGATGCCATCTGCGGAAGACTCAGCCAATCTACGGTTCAGAGCAACGTTTCTTTCGATCTGCTCGTTGAGTTTACCTTCCATTTCATCAAGTTTATCTACCATGCTCTCAAGTACATCATATTTTTCTTCAGGGATGGTTACATAATGTTCTTCAAAAAGTCCCTTCATTCCATCGAGGAATGATTCGGTAATTTCTGCTTTGAGTCCTTGCTCTACTGCAAGTGCGTTCTCTTGGAACCACTCATCAGCAACATACTCCAGATAGGAGTCAAGGCGCTCAGAAAGTTCTTCCTTAATAGAAACAACTTCCTCTACCAGTGCTTCCTGGTATGCTTCCTGCAAAGATGCTTGCATTTCAGAAACCTTAGTCTTAACTGCGGTCTCGAAAATGGTGCGTGCTTTGTCTTGGAATTCCTCGGAGAGTTCTTCACCTTCAAAGAGTGCTTGAACATCTGCTTCGATGTCAACGCCTTCTTCTTCAGTCAACTCTTCCTCGGTTTCTTCCGCTTCGGCAACAACTTCTTCAGCTGCTACTTCCTCTTCGGAAACAACCTCTTCTTCGGTTGTCTCTGCTTCGGAAACTACTTCCTGGTCTTCGGTAGGCTCAACTTCTGCTTCTTCAGCAGGAGCAGCCTTAGCGTTAACGACATCCTTAACTTGCTTGAGGGTGCCAGCAGGCTCCTTCAGCTTGTTAGAGTCATCATCGGGTCTTGAATTTTCAGGAGTAGGACCGCCGAGATCTTCAACTGGAATACCAGCTGATTGCATTGGCTCAGCAGCAGCAGCTCCTTTGGTTACTACGTTTTCCATTTCTTGTAAATTGTTACCAACGGACATGTGAATATGTACTTAATGTTTGATTAATTACATGTATTTATTTATAGACTCAAAGATTTGATAAGAATTGATTAAATAAATCTAACTTATGCTCTTCAAGTGCTCTTTGATCAACAAGAGTGTTGATTCTCTTCTTAGTTGTTTCAGCGAGTTGTTCGCGAAGAATTCCTCCTTCCCAAACCCACTCTCTTCCTTCCATAATTCCATTGACGAAAGCGTCAGGAGCAGAAGGATCGGCAACGATATCAGCAGCAGTTGCTAACTGGAAATCTTCACCAACAACTTTATGTCCTTCACTAGTGGTCTGGAGTGAACCAACACCACGGGAAGAAACACCAAGCATCACACCTTCATCGAGAAGGGAAGATGCGATTTTACCCATAGGGGTGGAAAGAATTTGCGCCTTTCCTTTGAAATTATTACCTTCCTGCACCAAAGAAGTAATCTTGTGAGAAACACGGTCAAGGTTGACAGTAGGACCATCGGGGTGACCGAGTTCACCAAGAGCACGACCCTTATTAACAAAAGTTTCGTTGTAACGACCTACTTCTTTTGCAAGGGTTGACATGGGATACATTCTCCCATTGCGATTTTTGATTTCGCCCTGAAGAAATACACCTTCGATGTATAACTTCTTATTAGCACCCTTACCTTCGGTAAGAATCTTTACGTTTGTTACTTCTTCTGTGATGAGTTTCATTTTTCTTATGCGGTAAATGCGACTACAGTTGCTTTGACTGCATTGGTCGCACCAATAGCTGCGCCAATTTCTTTTTCAATAATGATTGATGTATTGGCAACCAAAGTGAATGACGCTGGAGTTGCATTAGCAACTGTCACAACTTCAGTAGATCCAGTGTTAACCAATCTAACAAGTCTTGCTTCTGCAATACTTGCATCACCTACTGCTTTTTCAGTAGCTAATGGTTTGACGATCGTCATTCTTCTGATTCCTCTTCTGTATCAGTTTCTGTATCAGTTTCAAGTTCTGCTGTGGGTTCTTCTTCAGCAGGTTCATCACCCACTTCAGTTTCGTCCTCAGATTCAACTTCAGGATATTCAAATTCTTGACCGAACATTGCATTTGCAACATAGGGTCTTGCAACATCAATGCGTTCTGCTGCTTTCGCATACAGAATTTCCTTCATTTTGTCGCTAATATCTGACGCCGAAGCATCAGTAGCGATCAAATCGACAACATCTTCCATGAAAAATCAATATGTAATATAATATATTTATAACTCAGCCTTCTTAGTATCCTTCTGATAGTTTGCATCAACCGCTGCAGCATCCGCTTCAACGTCTGGTTCCATAGGAACTTCACCCATTCCCATCGTATCTGCACCCATGCCTTCCATTCCTGAACCTTCACCTTCAGGTTGTGGTAATGGTTGACCAGTTACTGGGTCAATAGTTGATGGATCTGGGATGATACCCTTTTGAATTTCATCTTCAATCTGTTCGTCAAGTTCGATGATTTCTGCATCAGTTTGACGAAGAATCCTCTTACGAACATACTCAGTGGAGTAGAATTTACCAATGTATGGTTCAATTTGAGCAAGAAGACCAAGTCTTCCTTCAACTAATTCTTTTTCTTTAAGTTCAGCGAATTGATTATCATAAAGGAAATCATATTGAATATGATCCTTCATGATCTCCCAGTCTTCTGGAGTGCAGATATTTTTCAGAATCAGTTGAGTTCTGAGCATATCATTGAACATCTGAGCAAAACGCTTTCTCAGACGACCAACAAACTTTGCAAACTTGAGTTCATCTCTCAGAATTTCAGAAGAACGACCAAGGTTGAAACCACCATCAGCAGCAATTCTGGATTCAGGAACACCAAGTGCTCTGTAGAGTTTTTTC